AACGAATCACTTGGGCTTTCATGGAATATGGTGGAGATGGCGGGAGTTGAACCCGCAGTCCGGGCAAAATGGCACTCCGCAACAGGTCGTAATGGGCTGCGCCCCCCGCAAGCGGCTCCCCCCGTTAATCATGGACTGCGTCCATCAGTTGGGCTGCGCCCCCGCAAGCGGGGCCCTGCTAGTTGATCAGGAAAACGGCTCATTGACCTGATTCACAGCCTAAGTAAAGAAGTGCAATGGTGTAATTTATTACATGTAAATGCTGTAATCGTTGTAATTACAGTGCTATAATACAATTATACCAAACGGAGGGAAGACCATGAGCATTGAAGAAAAGATCATCGCAGCCTGCAAAGAGCTTGAGTCAACAAACCAACCAGTCACAAACGTTTCAGTCAGGAATCTATTGGGCTCAGGATCGATGTCCACCATTGCGCCAATCGTACGTGAATACAAAACAGGCCAACCCAAAGCCACCAAAGAATCTCCCGAGTGGTTCAATGAGTTGTCAGAAAAGCTTTGGAAGAAGATTGAATCCACAATGAAACGAGAAATGGAACGAGAAATCGCCCGGATTCAAAAAGACTGCGATCAACTCGTTAAAAATGCCGAAAATGAACGTGATAAAGCACTTCTTGAGTGCGATCGACTCCGAGTCATTTTGAAAGAAACAGAAAACGGAGAAGAAATCGCCCAAGTCAAAGAAGACTACAATCAACTCTCAGAAAATTACAAGGAAAAGGCCACCAGAAGAATTTCCCTAATTAATTGTGCAAGATCAAACCTTGGGAATGTGGAATACAGCATCACAAGTCTTTTGAGCAGTTTAAAAGGGGACGCCATAAGTTCCGGAAACTACAAAGCCGTAGAAATAGCTGAGGAATTTCTTGCCATAACTAGGAATTCTCTTAATAACAACTACACCATCTATAAAATGATCGAGGATGACGAATAACCAAAAGAACCACCCGAGTTGGCTCTCACACCTCAATCGGGATCAATCCAGACCCTTCATCGTCAGCATGGCTGCAGGTGGCTTCTGTCGATTGACTCCCGAACGTGATGAACACAAGGCACTGACCAACAGGTTCGACGACGAAACCCAATGCTTCCAGATCCGAGACCGTCAGATCGGCAAAGCCTCCTGCAATTTTTGCACGAAAAATGTAGTCTATGAACGGACGCCGCCCATTGTTCCAAACAATGTCGAATTTTGATGAAAGCAGCGAATGCGCAGCACCAACGTTTTTTTTCTGCGAAGCAGGAACCGACAGAGTGTCAACAGGCTCCATCGCAACTGTTTCACGCTCTTTTTTTCCCGAGAGAGCCGCTATTCGATCAGGAAACGTGCTCCCCAGATAGATTGCCACAACAACGAACATCGCAAAGGGAATCAAAACCCTCGGCGACTTCAGCAACGACGAACCACGCGAATCCGAAGTCGACTCATCACCGGGACCGCCTGAACTACTTTTCGTGTGACTCTGATAGGCTTTGAACACTTCTTTCTTGAATGCAATCTGTCGACTTTCAAGTAACTGAGTGCGAGGAGGCTTCAGGCCAGTTGCAGCTCCCCCATAAATTCCAACACGAGATCGACCCTTCGACCACTTCCGATGCAAGTAGGTACGCTCTACCAAATCGCGGGGAAATTTCGCCAATTGTTCCAGGCCCTGAGTGACCAGAACGACTTCAGTTGAATTACCGTCATCACCCACCATATGGCGATGTTCCGCCAAGAACGACTTGTGCGACTGAAGCATTTTCGATGCAGCCATGCCCGCAGGCCACAATCGCCAACATTCATCAATCACCAAAAGCGAGCCAGGAACAAAAACACTTTGGAACCATGATTCATCATTCAACAAATCCTGAATATCGAATTGATGAATCCTTTCACCATGATCAGCCAAGATTTCGGAGTCTCGATTCAACGGGATGTTTGTAAAAACATTTTTCCCAGCCCGCAATGCAGGGATGATGGAATAAGCGACAACAGAATACGATTTTCCATGCCCGGGAAGCCCGGTGTAAGAAGTGATACTCATCCAATCACCGGAATCCTTCGAATAATGAATCTTGTCAAATAGGCGGTAACAATAATTTGAGCGCCCGTTTCGAGCATGAACATGTCAGCGCCGTACATGATCGCCGCAGGAAGCTGAACATCACTGTCAAGAAAATCTGGGTAAGGAATCGCAGCAAAAACTGCCACAACCCCCAGAAGCAATGCCGAATAAAAGCCCAAAAACATGTCGTGCAGAAGCGTCAAAAATGCATCCGCATGACAACCAAAGTCCAAAATTGAACATTCCATCCTTCAACCCCCCTCAAGCACTGGCAATAATCCTGAATCCAGCGAAAAGCCAACCGATCAAGAACAATGTCTGAACGATCGGAAAGAAAACATCCGCGAGCTGACAATGAATGTCGGTTGAAATCGTCTCGCCAAAAATGACCAAAGAGAACTCCGGGCACTCTGAATCTGAAATGACGAACCAGTCAGCAACCCCAGTGAATGCCACAACAATCGGGGTTTGCGTCAATTCGTCAAAGAACTCCTGATGGACTGACTCAATCGTCATTGTTGAATCAGAGCCACTGAACGTTGTGGTCCCTTCAAAAAGATCAACCAGATCGGAAACACCATCACCACTTGAATCCGTTTCGGTGCCAGTGTCGGTGTCGGTGTCGGTGTCGGTGTCGGTGTCGGTGCCAGTGTCGGTGCCAGTGTCGGTGCCAGT